AACAGGAATTATGGAATTAACTGGAACAGGATCAATGGAACTGACACAGTAGAACAGTACACAAACAATTAATTTTTCTTGACAATTTTTTATTTTTCAAGTAAGATATACTTGTATAATAAAAAACTTTGATAGCTTAAAACGGAGCAAGAGAGATGCCTAACGTAAAAATTGGAGAAAGTAAACAGAAATTTTTAAGGCGATGCACTCCAATGTTGATTGGAGAGGGCAGAAAATCTGATCAGGCATATGCAATTTGTAATTCCATTTGGGATGATAGCAAAGCAGGAAAGGCAGGACTTACGGATGAATCCAATGATTTTGCATTAGACAGTTTTGAAGTTACCTTGACTGCAGATAAGGATGAAGATGAAGGTGATGGAAAGAAAGTCGTGAGAAAATTTTCTGCAACTGCATATGCAGGACAACCTGTAGATCGTTGGTTTGGCCAGGCTATTGTGGATATTGCAACTATGGATGCAACGAAACTTTCAATTCCTGTCCTGAGGGGACATGATGATGATAAGATCGTTGGACATTCTACTAATGTTTGGAAGGATGATACTCACTTTTATGTTGAAGGTGAAGTAAGCAATTCCACAGCACATGGTCTTGAAGTGATAGGTTTAGCCGATGAGGGCTTTCCTTGGCAGATAAGTATTGGGATTGGAGGAATGACACGAGAGATTTTGGAAGATGATTCACAGACTGCGGAAGTGAATGGAATGTCTGTGAAAGGCCCGATAGAGATATGGAGAAATGCTAAAGTAAGAGAGATTAGTTTTCTGCCATTTGGGGCTGATAATAGAACAGCAGGGATCGTTATGAGTAATGAAGATCTCCGTGCTGCAATTGATAAGAAAATCAATAAAAATAAAGGAGAACATAAAATGAAGGCTGAACTTATTGAAAAACTTTTGAAAGATAGCAGGTATACATTTACCGATGCTGACAGAACTGTGCTTGAGGGCTTGAGTGATGCGGTAGGTGAGCAGATGCTTGTAGAACCTGTTGATCATTCACAAGACCTTGCAGATCGGGATGCACAGATTGTAACCCTTACTGCAACAGTGGAAACACTAAAAACTGAACTTGCTACTGCTACTGCATCGTTGGCGAATGAAGTAGATGCAAGGATAAAAATGGAAATTCGAACTGAACTCGTTGACAATTGCGTTCCAGGGGATTTGGATAAACATATCGAGACACTCCTCAGCCTCAAAAAGACTGATGAGACTCTTTATGAATCAGTTCTACAATCTTTGAAAGATGCCGGTCTTGCATTGAAAACTGCTGGTATTTTCACTGAGGAAGGAATTGAGTCCCATAAACCTGCAGGTTTCCTCAAGTCTAAAGATGCCTATGATAAACTACAGGATCTCAAAAAGACTTTGATGGATTCTAAACCTGAAATGAAGGAACAGGATGCATGGCGACAGGTTATCAGAGAAAATCATTCACTCTACAAAGAGTATAATGATCTTCGTGAAAAAGAAACAAGACGTGTCAAAGATGACGACGTCGAATAATCTATAAGGAGTATAAAATATGACTACTGAAAATATTCATATGGATATGTCATTTCTTGCTGCTGCTGATCTTTCCAGCTATCAGTATCACATCGTAAAGTTGACTGACACAAAAACAGTTTCATACTCAACTGCTGATGCTGATGCAGCTTGCGGTATCCTGCAGGATAAACCGACTGCAGCGGGTCGTGCTTGCAAAGTAAGAATTGCAGGCGTTTCGAAGCTCAAGATTGGATCTGGTGGAATTACAGCTGGTGCGTTTATTGCCTCTGACGCCACTGGACAGGGTGTTGCAGCCACTGCTAACCAAAGAAGGATTGCACAGGCATTGGAAACTGGAGTTGAGAATGATATTGTATCCGTTCTCATTCAGCCTGGCAATGTACCTTCAGCTTAATTAAATAAAGGAGTATAATTATGAATCCTACAGGATCTGATCTTAGAATAGATACTCTATTGAGTAATCTTAGTATTGGTTACATGAACGAACCTGGTTCATACGTTGCGGATAAGGTATTTCCGATCATTGATGTTAAGGATCGTTCTGGAAAATATGCAAAATATAAAAAGCATGAGTGGTTCAGGGATGAGGCCGAGAAGCGTGCACCGTTGACAGAATCTGCCGGTGGGCATTTTGAGGTGGATACACCTGGGACATTCTATTGTGATGACTGGTCTTTTCATAAAGACTATGCGGATGAAGATGTCATTGATGCTGATGATGTTTTCGATGTAGAGGATGACTGTGCCCAATATTGCGTTGAGAAGATTCGCCTGAGTCGTGAAAAAAGATGGGCAGATACCTATTTCACAACAGGTGTATGGACATCTGAACTGCAGGGTCAATCAGCGACGCCTGGTACTAATGAATTTTATTGTTGGGATGATTATACCAACTCCACCCCTATTGAGGATGTTTCTGATGCCAAGACATTAGTTCGTATCCTCACCGGTCTTTTACCGAATACTCTTGTTGTATCTGAAAGAGTTCACATGGCTTTAGCGAATCATCCAGATGTTCTGGATCGTTACAAATACACACAGACAGGTATTATCACTGAGGCTCTTCTTGCAAGAGTTTTTGAGGTTGATAACTACTATGTTGCCCGCGCTGTTTATGCAACCACAAAAGAAGGCCAAGCAACTCAGAGCATGAGTTATATTGCAGGTCAGTATGATGCTCTGCTTGTTTATGTACAGCCTCGCCCATCCAAAAGACGCCCAGCTTCTGGTTATACCTTCCGATGGGCACGTCCTCGGATTCGTGGTGCATCCGGCGAAAGGTTTGCTGCAACTACAAGGAAGTTCTATATGCCGAAGATACAGGGTACAAGAATTGAAGTATCCTCTTATGAGCATATTGTACAGGTTGCTGCAGATTGTGGTGTGTTCTTTGATGATGCTATTGCAAGAGGTAGAACCGTTTCGTAATAGGAGTTTATCATGAGCTTTAGTTATGACAACGATGCTCTTGATGTTGCTTTATATAGAATCCGGTTGGAGATTGGAGATACTGATTCCAACCGGACTCTTTTGCAAGATGAAGAGATTTTAAAAGTAATTGAGGAACAGTCAGATTATGCAGTACAGGTATCAAAGTGCTGTAGACTCATTGCAGCTCTTTTTGCAAGACATCCTGAAAATCTTGTGCTTGAAGGATATGAGGAGACGACCAAATCTATCCATGACCGTTATATTGCAATGGCTAAGACATGGGAACAAAATACAAACTATCCTTGGGCTGGGTCGATTGAAGATGACTTTAAAGAAGCTACTGAATTAGATACCACTCTGATTGCACCTCGATTTAAATTGGGGATGCATAATAATGGTTAATACCTACCAATCAATTGATTATTATCTTATACATACTTGTGATATAAATCATATAACAGTATCTCGTGGAGAGAATTCACGAACAACTGAAACAGGTATTCCAACTCGTATTGTTGAAAGAACAGAAGTTGCAAGAAGTGCATCTGGTGACGCTATTGCAACTTCTGATGTTGCTTTTCGTGTTACAATTCTTTACTTCAAACCAACACAGACTATTGGATTTCAAGATGAGATAGTAATTGATGATATGATAAAACCAATTAAAAGAATCGAAAATGTACGAGATGACGTTGGGATTCGATTTAAGAAGGTATATATTTAATGTTTGAAATTGACTTACGAACTGATTTTAATGAGTTTCAGGAATATATTCTTCAAGCGGAGACAGCTATTCGAGATGCTTCAAAAAGAGGTTTTCATGAAGCAATGGAACAGTTTTTTGATGATGTTCGGGATGCTCCTCCTTCATGTCCTGTACTCACTGGAGATTTATATGATGCTCATACAATGGAAATTATTGAAGGTCTAGGGGGTTTCAGAGGTTCTATTACTGTTGAAGGTATTCGTTATGCTCCCTATGTACATGAAGGTATTTGTCGATGGGGTGCAATTGTAAATTGGACACGACCTGGATCAGGATCACATTGGATTTCATCAAAGCATCGATTATATAAAGATCGTTATAGAGGAATTATTAAAAAAGCATTACGAAGGATTTTTAGATGGCGACGTTAATTTCAGATCTTCTTGATTATATTGCAACACAAGCAAGTCTTACTGTAGATACTGATCTCTTTTTAGGTTCTGAGGTTCCGAATATTCGTGGAGATCTTGCGGTACTTCGACATATTCCAGGATCAGTTGAGAATGAATCTGGTCTTGAAGAAATTATGATGCAAGCATTATGTAAAGGAGATTCTTATGTAAGTGGAAAAACATTAGCTGATACAATTTATGAAATTATAAATCATAAGCCAGGTTTTAGTGATGCCAGTCTAGCGTCTCATGATATTTTTTATTGTGAGCCTGCTGGAATGCCATATCCTATTGGGCGGGATGACCAAGCAGGATATCTTTTTGCAGTAAATTTTATTCTTCGGAAGAGATAATGGAGTTTCAATCACGTTCGGCAGATGATTCTTGGAAAGCCCATAAAAGAAATCGGGCCGTGAAGGATCAAACTGTAATACAGGTAATACGAGACCCATCTATTTATATAATTGGAAAGGTAGATGATGGCTTCGTAAAGTATGGTACTAATTTGGGATTAGAAATTAAAGAACTTACTCGAAATAGATTCAATCTTTTTGGAGCACGACATTTGATATATTATGAATTATCCTCAAGTCTGTTCTCAACGAAGATGCGATTCTTTAATTTTGCTATTAATTATAGCATCCCAGTTAGTTGGATACATTCATATGTTGTTCCTTATAATTGGATGTGCCAATTCAATAACATAATTGTTGGAGACTTTAAATTCGGAGATGTTTGGAGGCAAATATGCGAATTGGATTAAGTTTTATGAATGGAATAGGAAACTTTCTGTTCTTAACAACAGCTTTAAAAATACTAAAAGGATGGGGATATGAAGATATTACATTGCATACGCATCCCAACTTCTTGCAAACAAAAGGGCTTATGGAGGTTAGTAAAGGAATTTTTACTGATATCATCCCTGACCGCCCTGATGTGGATTCTTATGAACACTTTTTATTTGCTGGGTGGTCACTCCCAGGCTATATGGGCACGTATTCCACTGGGTGGATGGTAAGAGATTTAAGTTCTCATGATTATAGATTCTCTGGAATACATGAGATTCAACTGTACTTGAATATGATCGGAGCTAGTTGGAATGATTTTGATGGTTACATATTAGATCCCATTGATTTCAAGATTGAAGGAGATGCTTTCAAAATTGCACTTGCGAATCCAGATCCAAAAAGGTCATCGCAAGTAACTCATAAAACTTGGGATAAGATGCCTGAGTTA